TGGGATTTGGGTAGTATTAGCGCATGGCATCTTGGTTTAAAAGAAGAAGCCACACAACTTTTGCAAGAAGCAATAAAATTAGCACCTGACGACCAACGATTGCGAAACAATTTGCAATTTATGGATGCTGATTTTCAAACGTTTGACAAGGTAGAAAATGCCGACACCATTAGAAGCCCATGAGGAAATTTGTACATTGCGTTATGAAATGCTTTGCGCAAGAATTAAGCGTTTAGAAAGTATTATTATCCAAGCATGCGGCGTTATGCTTGTTGGTATGGCTGGCGTTATTTGGGCGTCCATTTCAAATTTCACCAAATAAATGTTAAAAAGAGTCGACCATGCGTTATTTGGTGGTCGTCTTTCTGGCATTTACAGCATTTGCGCAAAGCGGATGTAATGTTGCAGAATTTTATGGATTGGCTTATACGTGGCACAATCCAACCGAACGTCATGAAAAATTATTGCGTTGGTTGCAATTGCATGGCGACCGATGCACCAAAGAACAATTAACAAACATTTGGAATAACTTGCCCATGTGGGCGGGTACTGCTGATAGTTCAGAGATACGACAAAACATCATATCTCTGTATCAACTATTAATGGCTAAAGAATCCAAATGATTCAGTTGCATAAATGGTATCCGTTTGTTTTCCCAAAAGAATATGACGTTAAAGCAATTGCTTTTGAAAAACGGGTAGAACGGCTAGAATTTGAATATCAACAAGCGTTAAAAGCGGAAGAAGTCCGCAAAGCCGTTGAAACATACGACCTTGAGTTGTATAACAAACGGGCAAGACAGCATACGATTGAACTTGAAATTTTCAGAGATACACGCCGCTTTGACAAATACGTATGACATGGCCCGACAGATATTATGCAAAACACCAAAGACAAACTGGTTTACACAGTAACAATTTGCGTAACGCTAACCCTGTGTTTCTCCGTATTAGCCATGGTGGTCGCCTTTATGTTGGGGCTGTGGGCCAAGGAAGTGGACAATGCGGAAATCTTCAAAATGATTTCACCAGCATTCAGTACCCTAATTGGCGGGATGATTGGATTCCTCAGTGGTATCAAACTGAACCAAGACGATACTGAAAAACCAAAGGAGAGCAAAGATGATGGGTTTAGATGCGATATTGAATATCGGCGGGAAATTAATCGACAAACTGATTCCCGACCCCGAGGCGAAAGCGAAAGCGCAGTTTGAACTTGCAAAGATGGCGCAAGATGGTGAATTGGCTCGTTTGGCTAATGAAACCAAATTGTATGAAACCGAGCAAAACAATCTTACAGCACGCGTTGAAGCCGACATGGCTAGTGACAGTTGGTTGTCCAAAAATATTCGCCCAATGACGCTTATATTCCTATTGGTTGCCTATTCTGGCTTTGCCATTGCATCCATATTTGAATACGAAACACGCGGTGCATACGTAGAATTACTTGGTCAATGGGGCATGCTTGTTATGTCGTTTTACTTTGGTGGACGCACAATGGAAAAAATTGCTGAAAGGGTTAAAAAATGACTCCAAACTTTACGCTTGCCGAATTAACACACACCGATCACCGTGAATTGGATAACACACCAAATGAAACCGAACTTGCAAACATTCAAAGATTGGCTGAATTCCTTGAAGAACTCAAAACCGTTCTTGGCGGTAAGCCGATTATGGTCAACAGTGCGTTCAGGTCGAAAGCCGTAAACGATGCCGTAGGCAGTAAAGATACGTCACAACATCGTATTGGTTGCGCGGCTGATATACGCGTGCCTAGCATGCCTCCTGACGCGGTGGTGCGTGCAATTATTGCATCGGATTTACCATACGACCAAGTGATTCGAGAATTTGACCGCTGGACGCATGTAAGCATCCCCAATGAACCCGCACGCGCACCACGCAAACAAGCGTTAATTATTGACAAGCAAGGCACTAGGATATTCGCGTAAGTGCCTCGTTGGTTAACTCCAACAATTCATGTTCGCTTATTCCGTAATGGCGTTCAAAGCCTTTGTGTCCAAGCCCATGGACGCCCGTGTTACCGCGATGATGTTCTGTGCATAACCCGATAACCGGCGCGTTGTCGCGTTTGCCTCCAAATCTTCGGATGTGATGAATTTCGCATGGGGATTGACCAAGCGCGAGGTAGTGGCACAAAATACAGCCAATGCTGGCAACTTGGTCATAATGCTTCTTTGTAATATTTTTCATCAAATGCGTTCAGTAAAGTCTGAGGGACAGAATAAAATTCGCCGTGACCAACGTCTTTTAGATTCTCAGGTTGCAAAAACTTCCCGCGCCCAATCCATCCGACAATCCGAATATGAGTTGGATGAATTTCGGTTAAGACAAAAACGTCGCATGGCTTTTCGACAGACCATCCAACAGCGTTGAGATTACCACCGGCGGTGTACGTGCTTTTTACGTCAATTGTTCGCCCATCTTGCGTAACCAAATCAGCCCCAAATTTTCGGAAATCACAATTAAAGTCAAAATTAAGGTTTAACGTTTTGGCAACGGCGTATTCCGTAATTACCCCGTTAATCGACAATTGCAATGAATTTTGATTTGCGTCTTGTTTACGTTCTGTTCCTTGTTTGCTTGTAATACTGTGGCGCATTTTGCCAATGTACATACATATATCAAGTTCGGTCACTGTTAACGTTTGGCGCAAATATCGTTTGTTATGGTCGTTCATAAAACGGTGACCTCTTTAGCCCTGCTTTGAATCCGTTGGCGCGTTTTAATAATTAATTTTTCGTATTGACTACGCGGGATGCTACGACGTTGCAAATCGTGGAACTCGTAAACGTCCCGTAGCGCGGTTATTCCTGTTCCTGATAAACCCATGCTAAGCGTTGTTTGATAACGCAATGCGGCTTGTTCTAATGCTTCCTGTGCCCGTTTGCAATAAGGTAGTGCTTCAGGTCCGATGCCTTCCAATGCCATAACTTCGGAAATGTTCATCATGTCCACCAATTCTTGCCAATCGTAAATTGTGCCCATGCCTTTTGTCATGGCATCCAACGCGGCTAATTCGGTCATGCGCAATTTGTCAAGCAAATGGTCTTGCGTAATACCCGCGCCAAGTATGGCATGCCGTATTGGGTCGATTAATTTCCAAAATTTTCGTTTGGTTTGTTTTCTCATAATTGCTTTAATGCTTCACGCAATCCCGCAAGCCCACCCACGCGTTGGTCATTAATAAAAATTTGCGGCATTTGTTTTGCATCGGGGTACACGGCAAAAAAAGCATCGCGCACGCCGGCAATTTCCATGTCGCATTCGATAAATTTAAGGTTACGCGCCTTAAGCATTTGCTTTGCTGTTACGCAATTTGGACAACCCCGTTTTGTATAAACAAATATGTTCATGATGTTGCTTTCCCTTCCGCACGTGCTGATGATTCCAAACTGCGCCACACTTCAATTTTTGCTTCTGCCGCCACCATTAACCAACGCAAACGTTCACATTCACTAACGGCTTGTGCCAATGCAATCAAATGTTTTTTGTAATCGTCATGTGAATACGCGTAAGTTTCTTTGGCTGATTCAGTCCGTTCACTGGATGAAGCCATAAGCGTTGCTTTAATTGTCTTGCGATATTCGGTCATGTACACAACGTTTGCCTTGGCTTCGCCGTATGTGGCGGCGTTGTCGCGTATAAAGTCCAATGCTTTAAATGGGCTGATATCTTCATTCATTTGGGAATCCTGTTTTGTTTTAAATTCTGACCCGTAATGCGTTTGTTCCAACAAACTTGACATAACCACTTTTGGTTAAATTCAATGCCACCTTCGGGCGGCTTGTTGCATTCACATACGTTGCAATATTTCAATTGATGTACGGGCGTTGCGTATCCCAGTGCGATTGGTTCAAACATCACAATTCCTGAATCGTTACGCGGTATTGCTTGCCTTGCATGTCCAATACATCAATGGTTTTTGTTGTTGAACAAAATTCGCCATGTTCGCCAAGGTCAAACTGAATGCCTGACACTTGGTCTAACAAATGTTCGGTGTCCCTGTTTAGCAATGAATGCTGTATGACAGATGCGATGTAATCGCAATACGCCAGTTTGTATGTTTTGCTCATCATGATTTCCTTTTTAAAGATGCCAGCATTTCACGCTCGGCTTGGGTTGGGGGTCGGGTTATTTGTTCGTCTGCTTTAATCTTGGCAAGTGCGGCGTCTGGCTCATTTGACGCGGGAACTGTGAGCCTAATAATGTCGGCAGGGTTTGCTTTGGTTGCTTTGCTGTTACGCACCCAATTGCGCCATGTTGCTGACCAATCCAATTTCACGCCTTTTTGACCCGGTTGCGCAATCCAATAATCTTTAAATTGTTCGGCAATCTGTCGGATGTTTAAATCGGGTCTTTCCGTTTGTGCCCATTCACCCAATGATTTTGTTAAAACCCAATCTTGGGCGAGGCGTGTGCCGCGCTGTTTGTCTTTAATTTGGTTATTAGTTATTGGTTCTTGGTTATTGGTTAGTTGAACGTCTGATGCGCTTATGTTTAACGCTTGTTCAACGCCCGTTGGATGTTTGCTCATTGCCCGTTTAAGAGCCGATGCTTTCCCTGCTTTGGAAGCAGTGTTTAATTGTTGTTTGTAATGTTCAATTACTTCATTGCATCTGCCGTGATGCCATGAATTATCAGCAACATCCAATGTAAAAAACATTTCAAGCAAACCCGACAACATTTCAGTGTTATCGCGAGTTCCTGTTTTCATTGACAATTCAAATAAATTGTTTGGCAATGGTTTTTCGGTGTCGTAATAAATCCAAATTAATTTTAGATAAACACCAACTTCCTCATTTGTCAAAAACGAGGTGTCTTTAATAAAATCACCTATGTGATGTTGGTAATAGTGCATTACTGCATCTCCACAAATCTCCCAGAAAGAAACGCCGGCAGGCGGGGAGTACGCTTTTCGGTTGGGAGATCAGGCCCGACCTAGCCGTGTTTCAAAAACTATATCACGGATATGTATGATGGTGGCATGGGTTCTAAAATTATTTTAGCCGCCCCCCATTTGATTACATTTTCCCGCGTAACGTGCAAAACGTCTATTTGCCCATCATCATTAAACACACCTGATTGGCACAATGCGTCCAATGTTGATTTAACAACGTTGTCTATATCGCGTATGCGTTTGTCGGGCGGATACAACGCAATGGTAATTTGTAGCCTTTCATTTGCAAAACCCTCATGACCACTGCGAAGAAACTCTGCATTTACAAGCGTTTTAAACGATTTTGCGCGTGCAGTCAAAAACCGTCTTGACCCTTTAAAACCCCAATACGTGTTAACGCTTGGCGGGAAAGGCACAATTAAATTTAATTTTTCTGTTGTCATATATGGCAATTGTATGTGTATAATACATTCAGCGCAACATCGCGCTGTGTTCAACAATGGAGTAAGTATGAGTAGAGTTTATGACCAATGGCTAGACAGCCAAAAGCACGATTCAGATGAATTCATGCATGAATTCGAGATGCGCACCGAGCGTTATCTGCAAACTGAATGTAACCCCCAAGACCCCGAAGTTTTTATGGACGTTATGTATAACGTGGATTTAACGTCATGGAAACCAGAATTTGCGGAAGCAATTAAAAAAGGGGCATTGGGTGCAGTCGCAATTGGAACCATTATTTGCGATGCCGTTCACGATTATTGTGAAAACAAAGCAAAGCAATTAGCAAAACAAGACATGGAGAAATCATGAAAACATTTATTGAATTACGCAAAATCAATGTTAACGAACACATTGAGAAAAAAGGCAATTTGTCATATTTGTCATGGGCATGGGCGGTGGATTACCTTTTGCAAGAAGACCCGACCGCGCATTGGGCGTTTAACGAACCAACTTATTTTGGTGAAACCGTGATGGTGTCATGCACTGTTAACGCCATGGGCAAGCGCATGTACATGCATTTGCCTGTAATGGACAACAAAAACAATGCGGTTAAAAATCCAGATTCCCGCAAAATTTCCGATGCCATGATGCGCTGTTTAGCAAAATGCATTGCAACGTTTGGAATTGGGTTATATGTGTATGCCGGTGAAGATTTGCCACATGTTGAGGAAGAACCCATTGATTTGGCAACAATGTTGGAAGCAATTTCCATTACGCAAACGTTGGAAGAATTGCGCGAGGTTTACATTGCAACTGTTAAAACAGTTAAAGGCAACCAAGACGCAATGCGCCAATTGGAAGCGGCTAAAAATGCACGCAAAGAACAATTGGGTAACACACATGAATAATCAGCCGTACATAAACATTGAGCAAGGCTCGGACGCGTGGAAACAAGCGCGTTTGGGTCACGTTACAGCCAGCAACATGGCAGACGTTATGTCCAAAGGCAAAGGCAATGCTGAAGCCGTTGGGCGTTACAAATACAAAGTTAAATTGGTTGCTGAACGTTTAACAAACACAAGCGCGGAATCCTACACAAACGCGGCTATGGAATGGGGCATTGAACAAGAACAATTTGCTTGCATTGAATACGAAGCGGCGCAAAACGTTTTTGTTGAACGTACAGGCTTTTGGTTGCATCCAACAATTGCATGGCTTGGCGTGTCACCCGACCGCCTTGTTGGCAACGAAGGCCTTATTGAAGTGAAATGCCCCAATACGACAACGCACCTCGGATATTTGTTTGAAAACAGAATCCCGCCGGAATATTACAAACAAATCCAATGTCAATTATGGGTAACAGGTCGCCAATGGTGTGACTTTGTTTCCTATGACCCCCGACTGCCCAAGCGTAATCGTTTATTGATTGTGCGTGCAGACCGAGATGAAAATCTCATTAAAGAGATGGAAACCGAAACAATACAGTTTTTGGGTGAAATCAATCAGTTAATCATTAAATTGGAAGGTTAAACATGGCTGTTAATAAATTTATTGGCATTGGCAATTTGGGTAAAGAACCCGAAATGCGGTTTATGCCCGATGGAAAAGCGGTTTGCAATTTCAGCATTGCAATTAGCGAAAAATACAAAGACAAATCCGGTGAGGCTAAAGAAGTCACCGAGTGGGTCAACGTAGCATTGTTTGGCAAGTTGGCTGAAATTGCTGGGGAATATTTGAAAAAAGGTTCAAAGGTTTACATTGAAGGCAAAATGAAAACCGAGAAATATTCCAAGGATGGGGTTGACCGTTACACCACCAAAATTATTGGTGAAAAAATGGAAATGTTGTCCAGCAAAGGCGAAACCGAAAGCAAGCCAAAAGCCGCGCCTGTGGAAGAATTTGAGGACAGCGAAATCCCGTTCTGATTAGAATGAGGCGTAGTTGCCATTTGGGGGACATCGCAAGGTGTTCCCCTTTTTTTCCCCGTAAAACGTCATGTACCCCCAAGGCGCACCCGCATTACCAGTTTTAATAAAGTTCGTTGTATTTTTGCAGAAACACAAAATAATTGTAATACATTGGCTCTTTTTGATATAATACATATACGGCAACAACAAAAGCCGTAAATTTTTAAACATTTAAAAAGGAAGCAATCATGAAAAGCACAGCGTGGAAAAAAGATTACCTAATCGTATTGTTTAGTGATTACGACAACACATGGCGTGACGTAACAATCCCTTGCACGTTTATGCAAGCAATCCGTTTTGCACGTGCCAAAGGTTGGCGCATTGACAGCAACAACGTGCGTCTTGTGTCGTTAACAGAATTTGCCACAATGCCACAGAAAAAGGTGACAGCATGAAATTCATTAAACAATTTGCCACATGGGTATTACAAGCGTTGGTTGGTTTGGCGTTTGTATTGGGTGGCGCAATGTTCCTTGTGGAATACATGTCCGGATGTGGTGAAAATTACATCGACTCCAAAGGCGTTAGTCACGCCAATCAATGTATGTTTATCAATCGTTAATCATTTAAAAGGAATTTAATCATGGCACACGAACTTACTATCCGCGCAAATGGCTACACCGAAATGGCTTTTGTTGGCGAAACCCCATGGCATGGCTTGGGTCAGGAACTTGACCAAAACGCAAGCATTGAACAATGGCGCGTAGCCGCTGGCATGGATTGG